ATTCTATGCCTGTAACCGTAGGTGAAAATCAACATGCATATTATGTAAACATAACCCCCCAAGTTGATTACTGGGAGTTTGTAGATAAGGGAGTACAAGGGGCAAGTAGAAACATCTTCGCACGGCAGTCTGAATCGCCTTTTAAATTCGGTGCAAATAAAACACGAGGCTTACGAGGTGGGATTGATAAGTGGGTTATCCAAAAGGGCATACAAGGAACACGCGATGCACAAGGTAGATTTACCCCTCGTAAGTCCTTAGTGTACCTTATTTCGAACGCAATATGGCATAGAGGGTTAAAGCCTACCTTCTTTATTTCGGACACCTTAAAACGGCTAAAACCGAAAGCGATGAAATGGTTGGGATTAGCGTTAGGCGAAGACATAGCTAATGCGATTAAAAAAAGTTTAGCCATTAAAAAGAAAGCTCAATCTTTCGTTAAAGGTTAGCGTTAGGGCAAGACATAGCCAACACAATTAAAGAAAGTTTAACACTCAATAAAAATATAGAAGCGAAATGAGTATGACAATAGAATATGAACCAAGCACTGCATATGTACATGGGGCATTTGAACCGATAACTTTTGTAGTCACCTCAACGGAACAAGCAGGAGGAACGTTTTACAACTTTAAATACATAGCGGATATTTATATTGCCAGTACCGATTCACCTTACGCTTATGCTTTACAAGCTCGTATTAAGATTGACCCAAACAATGTAGGTGCAGGGATATTTCGAGTTGATAAAATCATAGCAGATTACGTTGCTATAACTACGGGTGATTCTTCTACTTCTGCAGCAGGGTTTGTGAACGATACCATCCACACTTTAGGTTCTAACTCAACAACTAAAATTTGGGTAAATAATGACGGTACAAATTACCGAAAGATTAAAGTAAACTTCGGACAAGAATATTCTACTACTGCCACTACCGCACCAACTGAATATCTTGATATGCCTGGAGTTATCGACAACTATGTTAGTTGTGTAATGAGTGCAGGGATGCAAATGCTACCTACTTGGGATGAAGGTGGTAACTATGTTTCCGCAGGAAATAATTACCTTTTAGACTTTTGCCCTAACGATTCTACTAAAAAGGTTTTAAGCGATAGACAAACCACTACCGAATATACCTCAACCTTAGCTTCTAACGTAAGTGTGATAAACCAAGATGTAACGAATTTTGAGTGGCGCACTTTAGGGGTTCTTATGGACGATACTTCCCCAGTCGCTTCGGATGCAGTTAGTTTTTATGTAGCGTTATTTGATTCAAGCGATTCACAACTCGATGCAAATTGGTTTACCGCAGGAACAGACGGGGGAACTACCCCTGCCAATTCTGACCAAGACTTTGAAAGGTTGCAATACGTAGGTATAGGAACAAGAAACTTAACTGCTCAAACAATAGATGCAGGATTTGCTACACACTTTAACGCAGGAACCGTAGCGTACTACGAAGTGTTTTTTATGGACGATAGTGCCACCGTTCCTGCAAATGGAACGACTGGTAACATGGCTTCGCTATGCTATCGCTTTACGGTAAAATCTGCTTCATGTATTTATAGAAACCTAAACGGAACGAACAAATACAACTACGTAACTTTAGCATGGCAAAACTCTTTGGGGGCGTGGGATTACCAAGCGTTCGCTTTAAAGCATCAAAGAACCACAAGCAATATAGAACGCAAGACCTTTGACCAAGTGGCAGGGAATTGGGATACGGCTAATACAAGCGTACAATTTGCTTATCGTGGTGATGAGGGTGGGGTGACCACTACTCAGATACAAGCACGTCAAACGATGGTAGCTAATACCGATTTGTATAACGAAGACGAAGTTGCTTTTTTAGAGAACCTTTGGCTATCTCCAAAAGTGCAACTACTGAACTATGACGGCTCTGCTATTCCGATACTTTTAACGGATAAAAATTGGATACGTAAAAACAACTTAAACGAAGGGGGTGCTTTTACCTACCAAGTAAAGTTTGAATATGGTAAACAAAGACCTACGGTACGATGATTGAACTATTTGCCTACGACCAAAGATATGAAAAGCAACAACTTTTAGATATTGAAGAAGCAGGTGCTATCTCTTTAAATTATGAGATAGGAACGGCAGGGGATTTAGTTGGCAGAAACAGCCCATATTCTCAAACCTTTAACCTCCCTTTTACTTCTACTAACAATAAGTTCTTTCGTCAGTTCTATAATATCAATGTTGAAACCGATATTAATTTAGGAGTAAGTGCATCTTCAGCTTTTGACGCTGACCTAAAAACTTTATGCGGTATTCACGTTGATGGCATACCAGTTATTTCGGGGATGTTTCAACTCATTAGCTGTTCGTTAGAGCAAAGGGTTTATAAGATAGCGGTGTACGGAAACGAAGCAAACCTTTTCCAAGCTATAAAAGAAAAGAAACTTATTGATGCTTTTAAATATGGGGATTCTTATGTTACCACTTATAACGTAAATATAAACGAGGCAAACATAATAGATTCATGGACTTTAACAAATGACGTAACACAAGGGGGAATTGGAAACGGTATTATAATCTTCCCACTTATCGACTATGGGTTTGTTGGTGATTACAATTTTTTGTGGTTAGAAAATAACGGCTTTTTAAATCAAGGGTTAGCCGAACCATATTTTTTACAAGCTCAGGACTTTAAACCTGCTATTCAATTACGAGCATTATTTGAGAAGGTAATAAACGAAGCAGGGTTTACCGTTGCATCAAATTCCTTTATTACAAGCGATGCTTTTTCTAAGGCATATATGACTTTAGGAACGGATAGGGAAAGTATGGCAACGACTACCCTACACCAAAGCCAAGTAGGTAATACCGCATCTACAAACATACTTACATGGGGTGCTTTAGGTTCACCGATTAACTCCTGGCAACCAATTCTATTCCCCACCCAGTCGGGTGCAGGGGCGTCAAATAACCCCCCTTTATTTTATGATTCAAATGACGATTGGAATGTAGCAGGTGAATATATTTTTCCTTATACGGGTGCTTATAACGGAGTTATAAACGCAACTTTTGATACTGGTCCTGCTTCTTTGACTAATGGGGCAACGGTGCAAATGATGGTAGAGGGATCTTTTGGAACTAATACTTTATCCCCTACTATTGATTTGGTAGGTAATGATGGAGGTGCTGCGATTGTTTCAAGTCACACCTTAATCTTTGACGTGCAAGGGATAGAAGGGGAAACACTAACCGTTAAAATGTTAGCATATACTTCAGTAGGGTTTAGTGTTGACCTTTTAGCCGCAGGAACATTTTGTACGATTGTTTCTACGTCAATCGCAGGGGTTTGTGATACACCTGCTAACCTACCCGATGTTTCTCAAACCGATTTTATAACGGATATTCTACAAAGGTTTAATTTAGTTGTGGTAGCTGAAGAAAGCAATAGTCGGAATCTAACAATTATGCCCTATCAGGATTACATAGATTCAGGCACAAGGAAAGATTGGACGCAGAAGTTAGACTTATCACAAGAACGTACTATCTCACCTACCACTAAATTCAAAAAACAATTTATAAAGTTTTCTGACTTAGAAGACGAAGACAATAGAAACGTTGCTAACCAAAACACCTACGGGGAAGTATTTGGAAACTATACTCAAAAGATAAACGGGGATTTTTTAACGGGTAATTTAGAGAACAAATCTATCTTCTCACCCTTCCATGTTAATCCCGTTCCAAGACAAGATAATAGTTCAACTTCCGATGCCCCTAATTTAGTAATCCATCAGGGTTATGCCTTTGGCACTACTGGTCCTTTAGCAAGTTGTAAACCAAAACTCTTTTATCATAACGGGTTAGAATATCTACAATCAGACGATAGAATCTATGTGGGGTTAACTCAGTCGAATAATTACCCCCTTTGTTTACCTTACTATAACGCAGGAGGACAAATGGCAGAAGATTCTCCGATGTTATATTGGCAGTTTCAAACCCCGAACTCGTGGGGTGGTGTTGTCTATGGAACTACTCCAAGCTCTGAGGGGTATTTTAAGCGGTACTGGCAGCAGTTTCTTATGTCCTTTTATGATTCTAACGCACGAGTGCTTAACTGCTCTTTATACCTTACCGCAGCCGATATTCATAACTTTCAATTTAACGATGAAATAGTAATAGAAGATACTGCATATCGTGTTTTAAACATAGATAACTACCAACCTAACGCAAACATCCCAACTAAAGTTCAACTATTAAAGAAGATATTTAATGTTGGTGCTTTACAAATTACCGATGTAGGGGCTGACTGCGAAGCATCCCCCGTTGCTTTATTTGAAAGCGGAATAGTACAATTTCAAAATGATGTTACGGGGGCAACCGTAACGAGTGAAATATGCTGCACCGAATACAATTACTTTTGGGATGGAACGGAGTGCTATTGGAACTACGGAGGCGGTGGTGGAGGAAGCGGTGACCCTACTACTGGACTTGGTGGTTGGAATCCACACGGTGTTCCTACGGACGATACAATAGGAGGTATAGATGATTTGAAAGGTGTAGGGGGATTTCATACTCGTAAAAGAGGTGGAGTGGGTAATATCAACCCCGTACTTGGCGAACATTCTACACGAGGTCAAAACGTAGAAAGTATAGCCAACTCGGTAAATAAAACTTTCGTCTATTATGCCACAAGTAAATCCGATACCGCAACCATCGCTACCCCAAATGGAATAGAAGGGGAAAAGTCAGGTCTGCAAATTCCGTTGGATACTATGGCACGTTTTATCGTTAGGGCATTAAGTGTTCAAACTCATGTACTCACGGGTGGTTCAGGATCGTTTGGTTCTTCTGCTTTCCAGGTGTGGACTTTCTTAGTTAAGAATGTAGGTGGAACAATTACCGTTGTGGGGGGTTCTGAACAAACCGACTTCCAAGAAGCCGATGCTGATGCAGGAACAAGAACATTAGATATTGTCGGGGCGGCAGGTAAAGGGGGTTTTGCAGGTAATAGAGGTGTAAATATAGAATGCACG